TTGTGGTCGATTTGACGAATTTGTTCGTCGAATACAACTTTGTTTCACGGAAATGGTTGAATAGGTCAGGTTTTGCCCCAGGTAGAGGAAAGTCTAACCTCTTGTCAGTTTTCACAGACACTGTGGCCAGGCTTGCTGTTGTTATTAACGACTTGGGCCTTCCTCATTATATCATGGGTGGGAAGGGCACCTATGATAAAGAGCATATTCAAGAAACACTTGATCTCATGAGGGAGGCCGGCTGGCCCATAAATGTCAACTTGGATCAACCTTCCCGTTTTGGATCAAGTCAGTCTTATGCTGATTGGCTTGTTACCGGTACGGATTGGCAGCAGGGCATCCACAACCGGAAGGTTTATGTTGACACCGCCCTTGAGCCACTTCGTGTCAAAGCTGTCGAGTTCAGGCGCACGGAAGAATACCGCAATGAAAAGAACGAATTGGAGTCCTTATCTCGGTATTTTAAGAGCCCTCGTTATGATTACCCCGAACTCGACATTGAGGATGTATGGCTCATTGTCGGTGATATCTTCCGTTACTCTAGGATAACTCCTATGAATTACATCATTAAGATGTGGGAGAAGAAGTATGCCTTGGGAAGTTTCATGGTTGATCCTGACAACCCCCGTAAGAAATACAGCAGGTGGAAGTTTATCAAAACCATGGGTTATTCAAACTTTAAAAAGTTGTGGAGGAGGACCTTTGAGATTGCTCCTATGCTTGCCCCTGTTGCCCATGTGTCTGTTAAGGATGAGGCTTTGCCTCCTCGCAAATACTTGTCAGACAAAGTCAGGACAGTGGTTGGGTCTCCCATTGGCCAGTATATCATGTCTACAGTCTGGAATTACTCTCCCAACCATAACTTTCGGTGGACCACAACTCCAATAAAAGTTGGGATGCCACTGAATGGGTATTGGATGGATTACGTCTATTCTTCTCATGCTCGTTGTCAAATCCACTACGCCGGTGACATGTCCGAATTTGATTCGACACTCTCCGGCAATGTTCTCTCCATTATCTCTTCCATTAGGAAGAAGGGCTTTGAGCACCATAAGGACCGTGACAGGATTGCCCGCCTTATAGACATAAATTATAAGCAGGTTGCAGAACAACTGCTTAACACCACTTCTACTGGTGATGTTTATAAGAAGGGCACCGGTTTAACAACAGG